TTAATAATTTGCCCTGCAACTTCATATGCTCTTGGACTTGCACTTTCACCAGCAAGTTCCATAATTCCATTAAGAGATTCTTGACCTTTCTCGATTAATGAATATAAGTTTGCACGAGTATATTGATAGTCCTTATCAATGTCATCAGTTACATTTCTAAGCTCATCTTTCCTTCTAACACAACCACCTTCAGGAGTATTACTTACTTCAATAGAGGAGTCTGTATTAAAAGTATCATTTAAATCATCATAATTATCTTTCATTATTATAAGTCTACCTTACGAGTTGGACTGAAATCTTTAGAATCGCCATAGAATGTTCTTTCCTCAGTAAATCCAAAATCATCACCTGGTGGAATTAATGGATCATCATACTGATCAATCACAGTATCTTCATTGTAATCTTTTTTCGCTTTAGCAGCGACTGTGTATCTCATTTCACGAGATGCAGTTCTTGTATTAGTATCAGTGTAGTAATCCAACTGAACCTTACGGATAAGACCATCTGTAGAATCTGCAACAGGACCAAACATAAAGGTCTTTGCTGTGAAATTGAGTGTATAAATTAATGCTCTTCTGGTTTCAAAATTACCTTCATAATCATCAGTGAAATTAATACTATCAAGAACCATTGGAACATCTCTTTTTTCACCAATCGATTTTACTAAATCTATTGATAAGGTAAATCCTGGTTGAAAGAATGGTAATACTTGTTCAAGTATTTGTAGAGAATCATCCTGTAATTTAGTAAGAATATTTAATTCAAATCCCAAATTATATGGAACTGGCATAAAAACTTTCTTTACTTGCTTACCATCTTTAACTTTAAATGTTTGAGTTACACCTGTTTTTCTACTAGGATCATATGTAATATTATTAACCTCAAACGACATTCTAGGTAATGATAATTGAGTTGCCTTATTGAGATCTGGTTGTTGTTGTATTCTTGCTAAAAACTTTTGTCTAGGTCCGTATGATACGGGAACTTTCATTTCATTTATATCTTTACCTGCAGCATCTTGATGACGTATATGAACATCATTAAAAAGTGTACCAAAAGCTATAACAGTCTTTCTTATTATTTCGTGATAAAAATACGTTCCTAACATCAGTAAGTACCAAAAGGATTTGATTCAGTGAAGTCTAAAATATCGTCACCAAAGGTTTCAAACTCATCACCTGAGTTATATTTATCGTCAACATCAGTTGGATCATATGAAGCAACTGTATATCTTGCACCAGAAGTTTTACCAACTATATCCTCACCAACATAGAATCCGAATACTGTAGATCCTATTCCAACATTAGACAACTTAAGTACATCAGTATCAGCATCCCAAGATTTAACTCTTCCTCGTGCATATGAATTAACACCCTCAATTTCTTCATTAAAGAAGAATGTACCTATACCACCCATAGAAGATGGTGGGGCAACAGTTACATCTGGTACTGTTGAATATCCACGACCTGGATCTTGAACATATATGCTTCTAACAACAGTATCACTACCAACATAACCAATTGATGCTATACCAACAGCAGTTGTTCCAGCACCTGGTTGACCAACAGTAATATTTGGTTCTGTACCATATCCAACTCCACCGTCTGTAACGTTAAATCTAATTACACCATTATATACAGTTTCAACAGAACAAGTAGCAGCAGCACCTGAACCACCTCCACCACTAATAGTAATAGTTGGTGTTGAATTATAACCTGCACCAGCACTAGTCATTAATATTTTTTCAATTGAAGTAACATTTGCTCTAGTGGTTAATATACCAACAGCTCTTGCAGTATCTCCAGTAGGAGATTCTGAGAAAGTAATGGTTGGTGGTGATGTAAATCCATAACCATCATTATTTAAGAATATTTCTCTAACATATCCAACACCAATAGTAGCCATTACTGATGTTGTTCTTCCTACACCAACTAATTTAAGTGTACTAATAACTCCTTCATCTTGAACTTGAGTATCAATAATATCAATAGAAGTATCAATAACTTCATCCTCATATTCAAAGAGTTCACATTTAAGTTGATAAACGTAGTTTTTACCTAACTGATAGAATGGATCTTCGTGCTCTACAAACTTAACTTCAAATAATCTTGCACCAAGTGGAAAATATATTAAATCCCCTTCTCTAGGTCTAGTAGCAAGTGCTATTCCTGCATCAGGATCTCCAACATTTGCTGCTAAAAATGGTGCAATAAAATCCTCAAATCTTTCTTTGGAAAGTGTAAGAGTTAATTCATCTCTCAAACTCATTCCAAATTTGGTCATTATATCACCTTGACCACTATACCCATCATAGGTATTCACATATGCTTCTATAGCAAAATTATCATCAAATTTAGATGATTGTACTTCATTTAATATATTATCTGTATCTACAAATTTTCTTGGAATATATGTAACTTCAACACCATACATTCTTAATTGCTCATTAATTAGATCTTGAGCTAATCTTTGTTCAGATGATGATCCTTGTAGAAAAAACGGATTTAATGCCATATCTCATTAACCTACAAAATCATATGGTGGTAACTCATATTCTGAGGTCATTCTAGATCTTAATGCCTCTATATCTCTTTCAGCATCATCGTAGATTTCTCTACCATTAAGTTCTATACCACCTGGCAACTTAACTCCTTTAAACTTAATTAAATTTTGTCCCCATTGTCTCTTTATGAGAGCAGTGAGATACTGTTTGAGAAAAGGGTCATTATAAACTTGAGTAAATGATGTTGGATCTAATGCTCTATAACAATCAAGAATTAACCAATTACCCTCAGTTTCAGCACCCCAATCAACATCCAAATATAATCTATCTTGTCTCTTATTAAATCTTATTTGCTTATCAGTTGTTAGTAAATAATCAATATCCTCAAGATATGATTTAACCATAGCATATTGAAGTAATTCAACTGAATTAAAATAATAAAGATCGTTTAAAAATAACTGATATTTAATACTAAACATTCCACCTGATATGGTGCTAGTATCAAATTTAAATATCTTTTCTACACCAACTACAGAATCTGGAACTTGTAAAAAATTAGAAGTTTCATACCAATTACTTGTAGTAGTACCATATCCACTTATACTTGTAGATGTTGCTGTTGTTGTTACAATACCAACTCCATCAGTATTTTTTGCTTGTCCTCTATCAATATCTTCTTGAGTAATTTTATACTTAAGAAACATTCTTTCAACACCATCAAAGTGTCTTTCATTAAAAAGTTGAATAGCATCATCTACTAAATCATCTATCTGATCATCATCAATATTAATTTCCAGTACAGGAGCACCCAGCTTCCTTAAACAGTAATCAACTAATTGTGTTCTACTTGCTGGTTTTGCCATCTTTAAGTTTCAGTTTCTGATTTTCTTCTTGTAAAGTAACTATTTCCTGTTGGAGGAGTTTTGTTTCTTCTTCAAAATCATTTTTTAATGTTTGCAATTTTGCTTCCAAAAGTACATTTTGATTTAATGATTGTGCCAATTTATTATTATATAAACTGACGAGAACATTAACATCAACATCACCATTATTTTGTTGCATAATATTTTAAGGTTAGAATGTACCCCCATCAAGAGTTGAAGACCAATGAGGCTTATTAGTATATATGACAGTAACTGTAGATGGTATTACCGAAAGGTTTTCAATAGATCCATTCTGACCTTCTTTTCTTATATTGTAACTATTCGTAAATGTTCCTTCAACACCAACTAGATCAATAGAAGCACCATTAGTTACTGCAGTCTCAACTACACCATAAGCATTACTACTGTCTTGTCTTACAATATCACCAATTGCAACTGTTACATTGGAAGGTAATGCAAGAGTATTTTTAGTAACAGCAGTTAAAATCTGCTTAGATGTAATTATAGGAGTGGCTGGATTATTTGTTGATGTTTGTAATCCATTCTCATCAAAGTAAACAGCACCGTGGGTATTATAATCAGCAGTCTGATAATAGATACCTTTAATATCTAAGAAACCTCTTGTTCCTGATACTGTATTACCTGTTGTACTTGCATCTGGAACATAGGTCCAAGATCTTTCTGGTGCATTACTTCCAGTATTTCCATCACCATCTACATAACCAAAGTAACCAGTTTTGTTATTTGCAGTACCAACACCAGTATTATAATTAAATGCTATACCACGATCTGTATTAGTGTCATAGGCATGAGTAATTGTCAACTCTGATGTTGTTGTAATACCAGCAGAAGTTGATCCCTGAATAGTAATAACTTTATTCGTAGTATTAACTTCAGTAATAGTTGTTACTCCACTATTTGGTAATGAAGTATGATTACTTACAATATCACCAGTATTGATTCCAACAACAGAATCAATTGTAATTGTACTAACACCAGTTGTAACTGGAGCAGTAACTACTCTAGAACTAGTAACATCACCAATAACAAATATTGGATCATTAACTGTTACAGCAGTTGAGTTAACTGAAGTTGTTGTACCATCAATTTGTAAGTTACCTTTAATGATAACATCACCTTCATTACTTAATCCATCGGGAAATGGGTCAATAAACAGTTTATCTCCACTACCACTGACAGAAGATATAATATTCTCTTCAATCTTAACTTTACCAAAATATGATGCAGTAGATACATTTAATGGGGTAGTAAATTTAACTTGCTTACCAGTAGGACTGGATACTACTACTTCATCATTACCATTCTCATCATATTCAATTTGAACATCTTTATCCGAACCAAAAGATAATATTGTATCATCTACAATGTTAATATGCCCTGTTCCTGTAGTCTCAAATATAACATCACCATCAGTATTTGTGGATGATACAGTATTACCATCCATTCTAAGGTTATCTACATTCCACTGATCAACCTTTCTATTATTATCAAGAACAGCAACTATACCACCATCACTATTTCTTGTATTTTGAACACCAGCAATTGCACCTGGTGTATGCTCCATCATGGATGCGTAATATTGACCTGCTACAGGAAATACGTTATTACCGTCATCTCCAACAAAAATTCTATCTTTATATTGATTTACTCCACCGTAACTGCCGATACCAGTTACATAGGCCATTTCACCCCAATTTAGACTGGCAGGTTTGGTGGTTCCAGAGGATCGTTTGATCCTAATAATGCTAGCCATTTAGAAATTTCCCCCGTTGATGTCTAAATTCTGTTCCGAGCCTGGAGTTAAGGTTAATGTGGCATCCCACTTTTGTGTCGCTCCATTGTAAACTAAAACCATTCCATTGAGTAAGTTCGTGGCATTAACGTCACTAAGTTCAGCAAGCGATAGTCCTTGAGCACCAGCTAGTGATGAAAGAACCTTAACAGCATTTTGTTGCCCTACTCTGACCTTAATATCTGCCATTTATGTAAGCAATTCAAGAATCTATCTATTATTTATGTTTT